GGTGTTTTTGGTGCTGGACTATAACTAGCCACAGCCACATTAGCAGCCGCTTTAACTGCATAAGATAAGAATGAAGGTCTTACTGCTCTAGGTAAAGCTAATATTTGATTACCATAGCTTCTATTTTGAGTTTCTCTATTCTCATCTATAGACCTAACATAATTTTCATAGTTAGAATCAATAGTATTAAATGCAAAACCTCTTTGTCTTTCTATATCTCCTAATAGTGTGTCCGTAATATTACCACCAATATTTTTCTCACCTATACCAACTTTAGCTTCGGAAAGTAATTTTTTAGCTTTAATATTTGTTTGAAATTTCTGTAGAGAAGTCTTTTCAGTTTCTCTTTCTTTTTTCCTAATTAAAGCGTTATCGCTATATATAGCTTCATTTCTAATCCTAGTAGCATTAGACTCTGCTGTAGCATTAATATTTTTTGCGTTACTACTAGCTGCCTTATAATCGTTAACGGCTGAAAATGCTTGTAATACTGCATATGCTGTTGGGTCGCACATAATTTAAAAGTCCTCTCTTTTTTTCATAAAACCATAAAATTTAACATTGTTAAAATACTTGTCGTTAATTATTTTAAACCCACAATACTTAATCCATTTAAGATGTAGGATATTTCTACTATCTATATAATTAAATAATACAGGAAATTTAGATTGCATCTCATTAACTCTATCAATACAATTTTTAATAAAAGTTTTTTTTAATTTGTATAATTCATTAGTACATAATAAATATGGGTAGCCAATGTGATTATTGTATGGTGAGTTACTTACACCATAAATACCAGCTACTTTATTATCTACTAAAAAACTTTTTGCATAATTTGATTTTAAAATACTATCTTTTAATTTATTGTATATATCATTACTGCCAGTTATAGTTTCTACTTCTAATCTATCTGCTTTTCTTAAATTAAGAGTTAAATCTACAATGTCAAATAAGGTAGTATTTCTTTCTTCAATATTCATTATATAGATATACGTGAAGATAAAATTGTAAATAATCCTTCCCACTCAGCCGATAAGAAATTACAAGGCAAATAACTATCACTTGTTATTTCCATTTCTATATCTAAATTACGACATTGTACAGGAACTTGAAAGTCCCCGCTTTCTAATATGGGTTGACCTAATGTAAAATTACTAGAGCCAAGTATTTGCCCTGTAAATTTGTGTATACTAGCTGTTCTAGCTCTTGGGTATAAAGTTACTGTAAAAAATCCAGTATCTCCATAAACTAATTTTAATTTTTTAAGTTGTAGTCTACCTGTATTAATAGTTGATGATGAACCACTACCTTTTTGTTCTCTAACATAAAAAGTAGAAAATCTATATTTAAATGTATATTTATTACCTAGATATACTGGACTAGTAGAATAATTATCAGATACAATAACAGTTGTAGAAGTGGAAGATAAAACATCAATTGATCTTCCTTTCATTGTAGAAGACCAACTACCCCCTAACACTACGCCTTTTGTATTTGTGTCTGGGTATGGTAATGTAAAAGTAGTTTGATTAGTACCAGAATTATAAGTTCCAGTTAATAAAACTTTTCTGTCTAATAAAACAGGAAAATTTAAATTAGTATCAACTTCATTTGTTTTTAAATTTATTTTTTCTAAATATGTACCGTCTGCTCTTTTAATAACTAGAAAGAAAAATGTTTCTATAGATTCTCCATCTAATAGTACAGTACCGCTTGGAAATATATATTTAGACCAAGACTTTTGTAATGATCTATTATTAGCATCAAAATAAAATTTATATATTCCTAAAGCATTTCTTTCACCACTTAAAAAAGCAAATATAGTATTTTCAGTAGTAGAACCTTTTAATGAGTTAATTCTACCAGTTAAATATCTAGGTACATTTAAAGAAGTATCTGTAGCTTCTTTAGTTAATAAATCTTGTGAAATAAAATATTCACTAACACCAGCGAAACTTCCTCTTTTAAATGCAAAGTAAACGTTCTTACCTACTGGTATTGGTTTACAAATAGGGTCAATCTCATACTCAGTAGCTTGATTAATAGATACTGTTTTAGAAGTTAATGTTTCTTCTGGTTTTAATAAAAATTGTGTTTGATCTGCAAATAATAATAATTCTTCGTTTAAACTTACAGCGTATTTTAAATTAGAAACTCTGTTATGGCTTACTGCTACATCTACTGCATCATCATCTAAAGATGTAGTAACTGTTTCTGGGTAGAATGTAAAAAATTCACTTACTTTAGAAAACACAACATTCTCACTTGCTAAAAACCCTAATCTATTTCTATAGAAGAAAATATCTTGAATTTTATTACCAACGAAAGATGGGTCACTAGCTGTTACACTATCACCACAAGTTCTTCCGTTGTAAACTGGAGTCGTATAATTTACTGCACTAATTGTGTAAACAGAACCATCAGCTTTAGTAAATCTAAAATTACCATCGGCTGTTCTAATTAATAAGTGTGGTAATGTTGCTGTATTAAAATTATTATCTAAACCAGATTTAACAGTTTCAACCCAAGCAGAACCGTCCCATTTAACATAATAATTATCAAACTCTGTACCTTGGTCTCCTACTACTTCTATTTCAAAATTAAGATAACCTTTATATGGTAAATCAGAAAAACTTTTTATTTTATCTTTTACTAAAATTAAACCATCTCCACCGAGACCGTCTGATACTGAAGCAGTAAATGTTCCTGCTGTTTTTGATAAATAAATAATTGAACCATCTCTAACTATTGTATAACCAGTTGGAAATGAAGTTACTAAATCATTGTATAATTCAGTTGCTATATTATCGGTAGTAATACTTGAAGCATTACTAGCTGTGCTATTATCTAAAGTTGTAAAACTAGCTACGTTAACACTATCTATATTAATTTTATAAGTAGTTGCATATTGACCGTTCTTAACATAAAAAATTGCTTCTGCTGGTCTAACAGTTGATACTGTCCCAGATTTTGCAACTGTAATAGTTTTATTAACTATAAATGTGAAATCAGCGACAGTTACTAAATTTATATCTTCTAATGGATTAGTAGTTGTTAAATAAGTTAATGAAGGTGCTACAACTGTTTTTTGAGTTCCATTTAAATCATAAACTTTTATAGAACCATTATTAACTAATACTGTGTATCTTTCTACACTATCTCTGTTTATGAAATGTACTTTACTATTTTCAAAAGTATCTGAATTTAATTTAGCTACGTGTATAGTTGGTGGACGTTTACCAAGACCATATACAACATCTGATAAACCATTTTCTTGTGTTTCTGCTTGATTAGGTAATCTTATTGTATCTGGTTGTTGAGATACCCCATTTAACAAATTGGGAATACTTGTTGAAATTAATCTTGATGCCATTATTCATTAACAATTGAAGATTTATCTGGTTGGTAATTTCCTCTGTCTAATACTCTATAGACATCATAATTACCTGTAAGAATATTATGACGACCTATATCGCCCTCTGTTTCTTTTAAATTCATATAAGCCTGTAGTTCATCAACCTCGTGAAATTTATGTAACTCGGCAGATACTAACATTCTATCTTGGAAAATTCTAGAAGCTCTTATCATTACATAATGTCTAGCTACTTCTGGTAATTCTTCAAAATCTAATAAGAATACAATATTAACTTTTACTGTACCTGATATAGTATATGTGTTGTTAACTCTGTCATATAATTTTCTATTACGTTCTACATAATTATGTAATCTAGAAGATTCAGCTAATTCTACACGTAGTGCGTTAGAGGGTAAAACAATTTCGTTGTTATTAGTAGGTACTAAAGAATAATTAATATCTGTATTAAAAAACCAACCACGAGACTGTACCTCTCTAGAAACGTGATCTAAAATTTGGATTGCAATAGAAACATCATTAGTAGTAGCAGATGTTATACTAGATACTGGAATTTCTCCGATACTAGTAAGCATAGTATTAACTGCTTCTAGTTTTGATGTTACTGTTAAAGGCATAAATAAATAATTTTAATTTTGTATTAAGAGGGGGAACTTTCATTCCCCCAATCTTAATTTACATTACAAGGTAATTAAGCTGTCTTAATTTCTAAAGACGCTTCTGGTCTTAGAACACCATGTCCTGCTGCATATTTAGCAACAAGTAATGTTCCTTGATGTCTTGCAGAGTATTCCATCTCTGTTGATAGGTCTAATAATTTAACCGTACCTACAGCACTTTTGTGCCATACGCAACCAACAGTAGTAGAGAAGTTTCCTCCTAGACCACCGCCAGAACCAACGATAGAACCTACACCAACGCCAGTAGTAATATTAGCTGATGGTAATTGATTTGTTTTCACAATTTCAATTCCAGCAATTTTTAATACTTTACCGTCGGCATAACTTCCCGAACCACCGAAATCTCTATTGATTACGGCTGCAGTAGTGTCAGAAACCATACTGTAGTACGCTTGTGGCGATACAGCGGCATATCTGTCTTCTGATGGAACGTTAGCTTCGTCTAGTAATCTTGCGGCAGCATAAATTGATGCGGCAGCAGAAGCACCGTTTGTGTTAAAGTCAGCGTCAGTTATAGTTTGTCCAGCAGCTTGTGGAACAGCGGCAGACTCTCTAGCATTTTTCACTAACATTTGGTA